CTACATTAGGAAACATAAGAAATAAAAAAACAAAAAAACTAAAAAAATCACCAGATATTAAAAAATTAAAAGAAAAACAAACAAGAATTAGATATTCATTAAAAACAAATATTAAAACTAGTAAAAACGGATTAAAAGGATTTTATTTACATCGCATAGTAGCTATTACATTTTTAGAAAACCCTAATAATAATAAAGAAGTAAATCATAAAGATGGTAATCCATATAATAATAAATTATCTAATGTAGAATGGTGTTCAAGAAAAGAGAATATGAACCATTATAACAAACAACAAAATAGACCTTCTCATATTAGACTAGTTCAAATTATTAATAAGGCAACTAATGAAGTAGAAAAAGAGTTGAAATTAAGCGATGTTGGAAAATATTTAAATATAGATATCAGTCTGGGATATTTATATAAATTGATATCACAAAAATATGAAAGCCCAACTTGTAGGACACCAGGTAAAAAATCAAAAACAGGACATATTGGTGTAACATTTGTAAAAAATTTTAATAAGTGGAAAGCCTCTAAATTTAATTCAGAAACAAAAAAATACTATTTTCAAAAACTCTTTAAAACTGAGGAAGAAGCAGTGAATTATTATAATACCCAAGTATCTCTTTTACCTGAAAAAAAAGAAAAAGAAAAAAAGTACAGTTTTGATAATAATAAACTTATTATAAACAACAAAATAATTTTATTTAAAAATAATACTTGTTATGGAGGTGAAGATATTGATGAAAATATTATATGGAAAGAATTTCCAGATAATGATAAATATATGGTTTCAAATACAGGTCTAGTTAAACATAAAAGACTTAATCGTCTTTTAAAAGGGTTTAATAGAAATGGGTATATCCAGGTTACGTTGTCTCGTGAAGATAAGTCACACCAACCCATGTTAGTTCATAGATTAGTAGCATTAACTTTTATACCCAATACTGAAAATAAACCATATGTAGATCATATTGATGGTGGGAGGAGAAATAATAATCTGAATAATTTACGTTGGGCTACTCCTAAAGAAAATTCAAATAATATAGAAACCAAAAAAAAAATGAGAGAGAAAGGAAAATCTATTTATCAGTTAGATTCGAATAATATTATAGTAAAAGAATACAGTGGTATTTCCAAAATCGTTGAATATAATAATTGGGATACATTTTCGTCCTCTTGTATTTATGGATGTATTAGAACTTACAACGATACCGTATCTCCAGGTTTGCAAAGAAATCTAACATATAAAGGATTTTTATGGTGTTATAAAGATGATTATAATGTAAATTATATATTTAATAAACCTGGTAATTGTCTTAAGAAACAAATTAAACAAATTAACATTAAAACAGATGAGGAAACAATATATGATTCCATTAGTGATGCTGCTGATAAAATATCAAAAAAAAGGGGATGTGGTAAAAATACAGTGCAAGTTTATTTGTCATCAGTATTAAATAAAAAAAAAATTGCGTATGATTGTAAATGGGAATTTATCCAGTAATAAATTTATTAATATAACTTTTAATAAATTTATAATATCTTTTATAAATTCATTTTTTCCTCTTCTTCGTTATATTCTTCGTTAAACTTATATATTTTATTCAAATGTTTCGTGAATTTTTCTAATGTTAAATCTTTTTTAAGAAAATTACAGGTTTTACAACAAGGTACACAATTATCAAGTGTATAATCTAATTTTGAATTTGTTCTATCTATACCGCACCTACCTGTTCCACCAAAATTTCCACAATATTGGCATTTAAGATTTTTTAAATAAAAATATTCTTCTCTTGCCAAATTCATTATAATATTTCTTTTTTTACAACTATTATTAATATATGTCTCATATGTTAGTTCTATTGCCGCACATTCAAATAGTTCATTCATAATATTTATGTATTGAATATTATATTTAGGATTACCAACGTAATTATGAGATATAACATTAATTATTTTATAGAAATTATCATAACTATAGGTGCGTTTCATCATATTACATAAAGTACAGCATGGGAGGCTATTTTCTGGTGTATATCCTAAATTATTATCTTTTCTATCAATACCACTCATTTGATTTTTATGAGTGTCACAATAATGACATGGTTTTTTAAATAAAGCGATAGCTTCTCCGTCTGTTAAAGTCCATTCTTGATTTTTTTTATTTTTCGCTCTATTTTTATATTCTCTTAATCTACTATTATATTTTTCTCTAGGTTTTCTACTGGCTTGTCCGTTTATATATATATTATAACATTTAATACATTTACTATTAGTTGCTTCACTTGTTTTACATATTGAATTACATAATATACACATCAAATCTTCTTTAATAACTGAATTATGTGAAAGTGCTTTTTCTTTTCTTAAATTACGCCTTTTTTTATCTTTTTCACTTTCTCTTTTTTTACAATCTTTACATGAAGATTTATCATTTTCTTCTAAAATATTAAAACAACCTCTTATCCAATTGGTACAAACTTTATTATTTTTCGATAGAATAATATATTTTTTTAATTTTTGGTGGTCGCCACAATAATCATCATCTTTTAATGCGTAATGTTTACATGGTTCTTTGGTTTTTGAAACAAAACCAATACATTTTTTACTATTTTCGTGTTTTTTAATTCTTTCTTTTTTTTGATTGATTATTCCCCTTTTTTTACATTTATCACAAGTTTTTTTTGTTTCTTTTGTCAAAAATAAATTTCTACAACTGGGACATCTTTTTAAATCATGATTATCGGGTGAAATTTCTTCCCATTCTTGATGACGTTTACAGCAGGTTGTATTAGTCAATGCTTTAAACGTACAATTTTTTCCTTTTTTAGTACTCCATTTACATTTTTTAATATTTTTTTGTGTTTTGCTTTGGGTGTTTAAGAACATATTATAATATATATTATAAGATAATCTTTAAATACATTAAAGTTATTATTATATTGAGAGATTGTGAGCGGTATACACTTAATTCGAGTAGGCCAATCCTCCCATCCCCGACATAATTCTCAAAACATTAAAATTAGTAGTGTAGACACGGACTTTAGCAGTGTCATCGTTACCGACGGTGTTTGCGGAAAGGACAAGCTGAAGGGTAGCGTTATCAATTCTGGAGAAATTGCAAGTTCCGGAAGGTTGGTGCTCTTCTGGGCGGAGGGAGAACGAGTAGACGTTAATTCCGGTATCAGGGGAGCGAGTGTGGTGCTGGAATGGCTGGACGAGGTCGAAGTAGGTACCTTCGCGCTCGGAGAAGCGATCTTGACCGTTAAGCTGGAGTTTACAGGTAACGACTGGGTTTTGTCCCCAGCAGTGCATGTTAAGAGCCGTTTCGGCAAGAACAAAGGCACCGGCATCAGAGACATTGGAACCTTGAGCGTCAGCATGATTGACATTAGTAGCATAGTAGTCCCAAGAATCATGGAGATCGTGTACGCCCACGCTGGCCGAATCACCAGTACTGGTAAAGTCAGCACCTGCATCCTGGAAGAGACCCTTATCAGTGATGAATCCATCATTCCCCTCTGCTGTTTGATGAGCTGCGAAGGCAGAGATGGAGTTAGGAAGAGCATCAAGAGCATCAGTATAGTTAAATGGTTGTGCGCCAAAAGCTTGATTAAGAGGGGTACCTTCAAGGAAGGAAGAGCAGTAGTCGACATTTGCATCTTTCTGGACGACAAAGACAAGCTCTTTACAAGGATGATTGAAGTTAAGTTTAATCTTATTACTGGAGGAACCGACGGATTCATCACCAGTGAACTGAAGTTGTTCGATGAGGTATTCGTGTGGGTTTTGTGCCATACGTCTGCGCTCATCAGTATCAAGGAAGATATAGTCAACATATAAAGAAGTAGCGACAAGGGACTTCTGGTAAGCAGCCGTCTGTTTAACATTGGCATTACTTTCGGTTGTTTTGGCTGGTCTGAACTCGCTGTTGGCATTGGTAGATAATTGTTTGACAGCAAAGAGAACTTCATCAGAAGGACGGAGTTCAAGGTTGATACGAACTTCATGGTATTGAAGGGCGATCAAAGGAAGAGCAAGTCCAGGGTTACGGCAGAACCAGAACTGAAGTGGGACGTAAAGTGTAGTCTCTGGGAGACATTTACGTGGGGCACAGACAGCAGCGGGTCCATCACCACCACAGGCACGCTCAATATCAGCGAAACTTGGGTCGATAAGGTATGTAAGCTGTGTAGTATGACCGATCATTTTATTGTAACCACGCTCCTGCTCGGCAGTAAGTGTGAGTTGGTTCCAGATATGCATCCAGTCACCATACTGTCGGTCGATGCGCTGACCTCCAATTTCAACTTCAACCATAGAGATAAGCTGTTCTCCAGGAAAGTCAAGCCATCTAGCCCAGGTTGCTGCACCATCTTGTCCACAGCAGTTCTCTTGGCAAATTTCAGGGAGTGTAACCTGAAGGTATGTTCGGTATGCTAAATCCCCATTTCTAGAGATAGTACATTGGACTCTTCGGCCAAAATCGGCTTGTCCGTTAAAGGTTTGTTCGATTGATTCCATAGCGTAATTGGTGTGTCGTCTGTATGTAACTTTCCAGAAAGTAATTTGAGGATTTCCCGTAAGATAAACATCTTGTGCGCCATAAGCTACTAATTGCATTAATCCACCACCCATATTGTTATAATATTGCTAAAGAAAAAAAAATTTTGTATTTCGTATTTAATTTACTCCTCTACAAAAATAAATTGCTTGAAGTCAAAATTCTCCCCCAAGAATCTAGATAAATATTTATCGGAAAATATTTCTTTTTTTCCTTCGTGTTTCTTTCTAAATAAATAATTATTATCACGTTTTTTTATAGCCCAACCATTTTCTAAAGCATTAAATA